CGGATTCTGGACCGGGATTTTGTAAAGGCCCGACATGGCCTGCAGTCACTCCGCTACTGGGATCATCTGAAAGATTGGGTGTGGAGTTTGCTGTGACCGAACAAGCGATAAATGTCCGGTTCGTGATCGACGAGCAAAACCTCCCCGACATTCTTGCCAACCTGGAGGCGGCACAGAAATTCACCGCGGCCGGGAAAACATACGAAGCCCACATCCACCGGCAACGCCGCTCAAATCCACAGAACGACTACTGGCACACCCTACTGCGGGATATCGCGGACAAGACCGGTCACTCGTTTGAGGAGGTTAAGGATTGGGTGAAAACCGAATTCCTCGGTACGAAAACGATCCAAATCCAACACAAGACCGTCGTCCGGCCACGGGAGTCATCGAAACTGACTGCCGATGAGATGTCATTTTTAATCGAAAGAACGGAGGCTCTCCATGCCGAGTACGCCTGATGAGATCAGCGCAGAAGTCGATATTGAAATCGACGCCGAGTTCAAACGGATTATGACGGAAGGATTTGTGGATGTGATGGCACAGGCTTATCAAGGTGCTTTAGCGGTGGCGATCAATAACGCCCTTAGAACCGTTGGAGACCGACACGGACTTACCCGCAACCAGCTAAAGGATATTTATGACCCTCAAGACGATAAACCTCCCCAACGGCATTGACCTGAAATTCGACCCTGACCGGCACAAGTATTTCCGTGACGGTAGGGAGGTGATGGGGGTGACCAAGATTGCGGAGATGACCGGCGACCACGGCTGGCGCATCCCCTGGACAGCCAAGATGGCGGGAGCCAAAGCAGAAGAAATCCTGCTCGATGTCGCCACATCCAAACTCCAGGTCGATGAAGTCAACTACATGGATTATGTCAGCCAGATCAAGAAGGCGCATTACTCAACCTCGGACCGAGCGATTGCGTTCGGTCATGCCAGTCACGGGATTCTTGAATCGTATGTGTTGTGGAAGATGGGGCGCGGGCCGGAGCCGACCCAGCCCAAGAATGACGGGTTGAAGGCCGCTATCCGCCCGTATGTCGAGTGGTCAAACGACGTAAACCCGGAGTACATCTCCTCTGAGGAAGTTGTGTATTACGAGGCGACCTTACACGGCCAGTATTTTGACTACGCCGGGACGTTGGATGTCCGGTTCAACCTCGGGGCTGAACATTGCATCGGAGACTTCAAAACTGCCGTTAGGAATAAGCGGGATTATGTGTGGCAGATGGCGCTCTATGCCGCCGCGGTGGAACAGTCATTCGGGAAACCAGTGGACAAGCTGTTCATTTTCAAACTGCCGAAAGACGGGCATGAGTACAAGTTGCGGTCTGTGCCGTTGGATGACCGCTACCGAACCTTCGCCCCGGTGTTGGCGGCAACGAAAAGCATGAGATATGAAATCGACCAACAGATCAAATGAGGATTTGACGATGGCGCGAAACCTTGTTTTCGACACTTTCAAACACGCGAGAAAGACCGACCCATCTACGTCCAAATCCGCAGCCAAACGGGCGGACATTGCCGGGCAGGCGAAGGATGTATTGCTGGGGCTAAGAGCCGCCACCTCCGGGCGCACCGTTGTCACCAGTGCGGAACTGGCATCCATGATGGGCGTGGATCGGTATCTAACCGCGAGGCGTCTGCCGGATTTGGCGGGGAAAGGACTCGCACACCGCTGTGGCAAGGCGGTCTGCACCATCAATAACACCCAGGCCGTGACCTGGCGATGCTGACCCTACCCGAAAAAAACAAGATACGCCGGGACGCAGGCCGTTTCGGGGTATTTCCAATCATCGACCAATGCGTGAGGCAAACCATGACTGAAGCAAAAATCAATCTGACTACCGGTGAATTCGAGTGCGGGTTCGTGAACCTGGCATCCCCCAACAAGTTCGGCAATTACGGAGTGGAGATGATTCTCCCCGACAGCTCGGCAGAGTTGAAGGCGATCACCACCGCGATTACCAAAGCGGGGAAGGATGCAGGGGTAGAGGACGGTCACTCGCCTGTGAAGCAGGCAACCGAGTGGGATGGGGAAAACAGCAACCCCCGCTCAGGTTACTTGAGTATCACCGCGAAAACCAATGAGAAATCACTGGGAAGTTTTTTTAAGGCGTTGGATGTCGGAAACGAGGAGATCGACCTCACCACAATCCGCAAGGGCGACACGGCCCGAGCCAAAATCTGCGTCAAGCCGTATGACACCGGCTCCAATCGCGGCGTCACGGTTTATTTGAACGCTATTCAGAAGTTATCGAGTGGCTATGACGACTCCTTCGGACCCCTGCCCGATAAACCAGAAGCGCAGCAGGAAGAGGATCTGCTTTTCTAAACCATAGGAGCCATGTTGCCGACAATCTTGGCCGCGCCCTTCGGCCTGGGGGGCGCGGTCTCCCACGGAGAAAACTTATGACGATGACAACTGAAGGCGAAATCGCCCCGCTGGAGTATCAATCCATACTGGCCCCGGTGAAGCTGGATTTCTCGGTCGAGCCGGATGAGGAAGAACTCCTCCCCCCTTTGCGCGTTAAGAAGCACCTTGTCTTCGCCCTCCCCGGCGGACGTGAGCTGCGCTGGATGGAAACATGGACCCCAGTGTAGAAATCGGGCGCTCACCGTGTGAGATTGGATGCTGGCGTTGGGACGAATGTGCGGAGGGAAAAGCGTGTCGGGAGTTTCTCGAGTATCTGGCGACCGGCAAGGAGATCCACTCACATTCTGAGCCGAGCGCAACGCTGTACAGGAAGGGATTTTTCGGGATCTCCATCCGGGATACGACGACTGTATGTGGACCCTGACCGTCTTTCTGTTTTTAAACGGGGTTTGGGTTCCCGGCGATGAGGTAGATGGCTGGGGGCCGCTGGCGTATGAGTCCCGGCAGGAGTGCTTTGATCGCGCTTCATTCTCGCAATCGGTAGCCGCTGCTATGCCGGAGCACTATCCCAGTATGCGGTTTGAGTGCCGGGAGACGCAGCCATGATCCTCACCAGACAAGAGATTGAGGACATCACCGGGTTGAAACAGGCCGGGGCGCAGAAACGGTGGCTGTCGCGTAATGGTATCCCCTATCTGGAAGCCATCAACGGCAGGCCGGTGGTGCATGAGTACGCGATAGTGGCGCGCCTGATGCCGAATAAGACCGCGCCGCGGTTGGATTTGGCGTAGTGGGAGAACAAAAGCATTGATCCACTACCACGGTGGCCCGCTCGGGCGTTGGAAAGAATCCCATGAGGTTTTTGCCGGTAGACATTCACTCATCAGTTTCGCTGAACGGCGGGAACTTGAGGTGATGACAACAGTGAGCCATTCGTTTGTTTTAGACAACGGCGCATTTTCCGTCTGGAAGTCTGGCAAACAGCTTGATGTTGAGGGTTATACGTCTTGGGTCGATGATTGGCGACGGCATCCCGGTTTTGATTGGGCATTGATCCCTGACGTTATCAACGGCACAGAGGATGAGAACGACGAACTGATCGAAGATTGGCCTTACCCGCAGGACGGTGTGCCGGTCTGGCATTTGAATGAATCTCTGAGTCGGTTACTGCGACTTTCGTCTGAGTGGCACAGAGTCGCCCTCGGCTCAACGGAAGGAATGGAGCCGGGCAGTAATCGGTTTTGGACCCGGATCGCGCAAGTGATGGATATGGTTTGCGATGACAAGGGTAGACCGCGATGCAAACTGCATGGGTTGCGGATGCTCGATCCGCGAATCTTTCAGTTTATCCCCCTGGCATCTGCGGATAGCGCGACCGCTGTCCTTAATTCCTTTAAGAATGATGAGCGGTATGGCATTTACGCACCCAAGAAACAAAGTCAACGAGCAAATATCTGCGCGGATCGAATAGAGGCGCACGTTTCCGCGCCTATATGGGACGACCGGATAACTGTACAAACGGAGTTCAAGCTATGTGGGCAGTAATTTATCTCGCCAGTATCGTTTCAGTGAACTGGCTTTTCACCGTGGTTCCACCAATCGGTATCTGGCAGCCAACGTCAATGATTGTCGGCCTGACGTTTATCTTCCGGGATTTAGCGCAACGCAAGATCGGGCATTGGGTGATCCCGGTGATGCTGGCGGGAGGCGCAATTTCTTACGTTATGGCTGATCCATTCGTTGCCATCGCATCAGTGACGGCATTTCTAATATCCGAGGGCGTGGACTGGCTGGTGTACACCTTCACCAAACGTCCATTGCGCGACCGGATTCTGTTTTCCTCGGCAGTCGGCACACCGATTGATTCGATTGTGTTTACCGCAATGATCGGGATTCTTAGCCCGGTGAATGTACTTGTGATGACGGCATCCAAGATGGTGGGGGCATTTGCGGTTTGGTTCTCGTTAAAAAACAAGTAAAGACCGCGCCGCGGTTGGATTTGGCGTAATGAGCAAACAAAAATATAGCGTTGAACGCGACTCTAGCCTTGCGCGACAACTCGCACTGCACCACACGGGGACACCAGACCACCCGCTGAAACCTAAACCGAGAATTCAATTCTTACTGATCGGTGACGGCAACTCACACACTGACGGTACGAAAGCACAAGCCCTTATGGATTTGCAGTACGATGGAGAGTGGGGGCCGGATGGGGCTGCAGGCCCGTGGTTTAAATCCTGACCTATCCTAACGGCTGAACCTCCCTTGCCATCCCGGCAAGATAAATCCGGGTTGTGTTCGTGTGGGTGTGGTCCAGAATCTTCTGCGCTTGGGATTCGTCCCGACTGATCCGCACAGTCTCCTGCGCGGCGAACCGGCGTAGGTCGTTAAACTCAAAATCCTCCACCCCGCTCCGTCCACGGGTGCGCCGCCAGGTGGAATCAAACCCGGAAACGGTAAACGGTGTGCCGTCGCTGTTGGTCAGAATAAACTCCGACCGCCTGGGGCAACTCTCGATGACCTCCCGCAACGGTGTATCGAGAACAAACTTCAACGCCCGCCGGGTCTTGCCCACCTCTACCCGAAGATGCGTATCGCTCAGGTTCTCCCACAGCAACCGTAATAGCAGATCGCTTTTGCGAAGCCCGGTGCGCCATGCGATATCCATTGCCCGTTGCATCTCAGGGATTGCCACCTCCCGGATCTTGAGCACATCCTCCAGGAACACCTCTTTAATACGTCTAGGTTCCTTCGCTTTGTGTACGATTTTTTGGTATGGGGATGTGGGGTTGATCTCAGACCAGCCCTTGAGGTTCGCCAGTTGGTAGGCGTTGGATAAAACCGAGCGATGCCGGTTGCCGACATACCCTTTCTTGTGAACGTATTGAGAGATGTGGCTGGGTTGTACGTCAGCAAGCAGCGTCGATCCAAACACCTTCATCAAGTGGTATTGGATGTAACGCCGGTATTCCTCCTGGGTGCGCTCGGCCAGCTCCGAGAATTCATCGGACTCAACATAGGCGCGGAGCGCATCTCCAACGGTCTTGTTACTGGTCTCTCCGCCTTCCAGCTCAGCCCATTTGAATAGCGCGGTGGCTTTGTCCGGCCCCAGGTTGTGCCATTCGAGCTTGCCGGAGACATAGGGGGTGTAGACGAAGTTGCGGCCCTTGCGGTGCATCCGTGGGGGCAGATCAGAGTCTTTTTTACGCGGTCTCCCCATGGCGCGTTTATTTTAGTATATTTTAGACTTATTTTGGCAAACCGCTAAAACGCGAAAATCAGATGCTCTACCACCTTCGCTAAGTGGTTGATTTTGTTGGGGTTAGTGGTGGGCCGTGCAGGGATCGAACCTGCGACCACCTGATTAAAAGTCAGGCGTATTTTTTTCTAAAACAC